GTAAACGAAACAAACCTTGAGTTTTCACTAAAGAACGGTTCAACTATTGCACTAAAGGGTGCAGACAACTATGACAGTTTGCGTGGTGTTGGATTGAACTTTTTGGTAATGGACGAGTTCGCAGACATCAAACCAGATGCTTGGTATTCAACACTTAGACCTACCCTATCAGACAAACAGGGTAGAGCATTGTTTATTGGCACACCCAAAGGCATTGGCAACTGGAGTTATGACATATTCAATCAAGCTGTTGAAGATCCAGAAAGTTGGAGCAGTTATCAATATTCAACACTCAGCGGTGGTAGAGTTCCTGCAGAAGAAATAAGCAGTGCTAGACGAGACTTGGATGAAAAAACATTCAATCAAGAATACCTTGGAACTTTCGAAACTTATTCGGGCGTTATATATTATAACTTTGATAGAAACCGCCACGTGAAAACCTACACTGGAGAGATACCAGATGTAATACACTGTGGATTGGATTTCAACATAGACCCAATGAGTGCCAGCATAGGTGTGCAAACAGATTCAGGATTTCACTTTGTAGACTATCTCAAAATATACGGTTCAAACACCAATGAAGTGTGTGACGAGATCAAGAGAAGATATCCCAACAAAAAGATATTTGTATATCCAGATGCAAGTGGCAGACAACGCAGATCGAGTGCAAACGGTATGACAGATCACATCATACTACAGAATGCAGGCTTTGTGGTAAAGAGTGCCAACACCAATCCCGCAGTCAAAGATAGAATAGCAGCAGTCAACTCAAAACTATGCAGCACCACTGGAGACATAGGCATACTGGTTGATCCAAAGTGCAAACCCATTATAGAAGGGCTAGAGCGTCAAACCTACAAGGAAGGCACTCAGATCCCCGACAAAGACAATATTACAGATCACCAAAACGATGCTACAGGATATGTGATCAGTTGGCTTTACCCAATACGCAGAAACACACAAAACACTGAGCCAGGCAACTGGAGATCAAGACAAGGAAACAGATTATGAGCAATCAATATGATAAACTAATCACTGGCAACAGTGTATATGAAAAGACAAAAAAACGCAACATCTTCTACTATCAAAGTTATCAAGGTGGAGACACCTACAAAAAAGGTGAGCATCTCAGCAAGTATAGCAACGAAAGCGAAGCTGAATACGAAGATAGAGTGTTGAGCACACCCTTGGACAACCACTGCAAAGGTGTTGTAAGCGTATACAACAGTTTCTTGTTTAGAAAAGACATCCACAGAGAGTGGGGCAGTTTGGAGAACGATCCAGCCGTGCCACAACTAGAAGGTGATGCTGATCTTGAAGGTAGAAGTCTCAATCACTTTATGAAAGAAGCCAATAGTCTTGCAAGTGTGTTTGGAATGATGTGGATTGTGGTGTGTAAACCCAACAGCAATGCAGCAACCCGTGCTGAAGAACTTGATCAAAACATCCGTCCTTATTTGAGTATGGTAAGCCCATTGATGATGTTGGATTGGAACTACAGTAGAGCTGCCAGTGGACATTATGTGTTGGATTACTGCAAGTATATTGAAGAACAATCAGACCAAACCACAGTAATCAAAGAATGGTATCCGGCAGCTGTGGTCACTACTATAACTGACAATGAAAAGCGTGAGATAGTAGAACAGATCACAGAAGACAACGGCATTGGAGTAGTGCCAGTTGTAGCACACTACACAGAACGTAGTAGCGTAAGAGGCAAAGGTGTGAGTTTGATTGCAGACATTGCTGATCTACAACGTGCTATCTACAATGAGTATAGTGAAGTTGAACAAACCATTAGACTGTCAAATGCAGCCAGCTTGGTGAAAACACCAGACACTGAAGCAGGTGCAGGACCCGGTGCTGTTATTCACATACACGATGGTATGGATCCTAGCTTGAAACCATATTTGCTACAGCCAAGTGGTGCAAGTGTAGACTCAATCTACAACAGCATAGACAAACGCATTGCAGCCATTGACCGTATTGCACACCTTGGAGCAATAAGAGAAACAACTGCAAGAACAATGAGTGGTGTAAGTAGAAGTATGGAGTTTGAACAACTCAACGCAAAACTTTCAGACATTGCAGACAGTTTAGAACTCACTGAAGAAAATGTTATGCGTATTGTAAGTGCATATCAAGGTGTGGCTTGGAACGGCAGCATTGACTATCCAGACAGCTTCAACATACGTGATGAAAACGCAGACTTGGACTTCTATCTACGTGCTAGTGCAGCACCAGTGCCAAGTGCAGAATATAGACGCTGTGTAAACACTAGCATTGCAAGATTAGTGTTGGGTGATGACAGTGAAAAACTAAGTGTGATAGAATCAGAGTTGGATCAACCCAACTTGATAGACACAATCACACAGTTGGCAGATGTAGATGACAATAGCACAACATAACACTCAAATAGATCAAACCATAGCCGGCTTGACAAACTCAGCACAATCACAACTAAAGGCTGTGGTCAACAGTCTTGAAGAGTTGATGATCAGTCAGCCTGAAGGTGATCTAAGTGCAATAGCACCATTGAGTCTCAATGTTATACAACCTGTGAGCAGTTCAGATATACTACCATTGTTGGAAGATTACAGCAGCACAGTAGAACTTGAACCAGAAGCCGCGGTTGCAACAGCCCTAGCTGAAGGTGTAGCTGCACAAATCACAGAAGATCTAAGAGGCATTGGTCAACAGTTGGTGAGTGCTGTAATCATAGGTGCATTGCTCAACAACAGTAGAACCTCTATACTACGCAGTTTGCGAGATATACTAGATACCAGTCGACGTGGTGTGGTGTTGTTGATCACAGAATCAACTATGAGTGCTCACGGTGCTTATGCTAGACGATTGGCTCAAGCAGCAGGTGTTGAAGAATACACATATGTAGGTGGCACTATAGCCACTACCAGAGACTTTTGCAGACGACACAACAACAAAACATACACTCCACAAGAAATAGCTAAACTTTGGCGAGGCAACTGGGGTGGTAAACGAACAGGAGACCCCTTTGTGGTAAGAGGTGGATACAACTGTAGGCACTATTGGGTGCCAGCGGCATAAGAAAGGACGCAACTATGAAAAAGTCAACCAAAAAGCGCGGTGGGCGCAAGAAATAATCTATTATCAGGGGGTTCTGAAGAGAATCTTATAAATAATAGCACACACTTCAACAGGAAGGATACGCAACGTGAGCGATACATTTACGGAAACAAACAACGAGACAACTGACGCTCCAGAAACACAAAGTCAGGCAACAGCAGAAAAAACCTATACTCAAGAAGAGTTTGATAGGCATATGAGTGGAATGCGCAAAAGCATTGAAAACAAGTTTGCCAAACAGTTCGAAGATTTAGGTGACTTGAACGATCTAAGACAACTCAAAGCAGATGCTGCCAAAGCACAAGAAGCTGAAGCAATCAAGCGTGGAGAGTTTGAAAAGATACTACAAGAAAAATCTGCTAAATGGGAATCAGAAGTCCAAAAGCGTGATGCCATTATCAAGGAATACAAGATTGATGCTCCACTGTTAAACGCAGCAGCATCACTGAAAAGTGTAAACCCTGATCAAGTCAAAGCATTGTTGAAAAACAGTGTCACACTAGGAGACAACGGTGAAACACTGGTGACAGATGCTGCCGGAAGTGTAAGATACAACGATAAAGGTCAACCATTGAGTGTTGATGATCTTGTAGCAGACTTTCTTCAAGCAAATCCACACTTTGTGCAACCAACTCCAAGCAGCACCAACACCAAGAGCAGTGTTGAAGGCAACGCCACAGACTTTGATATTTCCAAACTTGATATGGCCAACCCTGAGCACAGAAAACAATACAGCCAGTGGCGAGCCAATAACAAAGCCTAACTTACAGGAGATACATTATGGCTAATAACACAACAATAAACAGTGAACTGTTTACAAATCTGCTTGCTGAAGCTCAGTTCGCAGCATACGAAAACTCTATTGCACGTCAACTTGTGACAGCAATGGATTATCCAGCAAACGCTGGTAAAACACTACAAGTTCCAGTATACGCTGGCGTTAGTGCAACAAACCTAACTGAAGGTTCAGCACCTAGTGCAGCCGACACAAACACATCTTCAGTGACATTGACACTGGGTGAAATCGGAACATACTTCCAAGTCACAGACTTCTTGCGTGATAGTGCAGAGCGCAACGTAGTAGCAGACTTGGGTGCAAACGCAGGTCGTGCCATTGCAGAAAAAATGGACGAAGATGTATTTGCATTGTTCAACAGTTTCAATGCAAGTGTAGGCACAGAAGACTCAGCAATCACAGTTGACCATATGTTTGAAGCAGCAGCAACTTTGCGTGCCGCTAAAATCGCAGG